AACAAACGATATCACAATCGTTCGTTATCCTAATGCTACAGGTACAGGTCTTGTTTCAGCACTATCTGGTGGTGAAAACGTAGATCGCACATGGCGCTGGGCCGATCAATTTGAACGTGCTCCTGGTACTTCGCAGTATGCAACAGATCGTGGCGGTTCAAATGACGAACTTCACATTATCGTTATTGATGAAGATGCAAAAATTTCTGGTGTCGAAAACGAAGTTCTTGAGAAGTTTGAAGCTGTATCTAAGGCTTCTGACGGTCTTACGGATGAAGGTAATGCTAACTACTATCCAGACGTAATCTACACAAGTTCAAACTACATCTACTGGATGGATCATCCAGCAGCTGCAACGAACTGGGGTAATGCCGCTGCTGGTACAACGTTTGCTGTACCAACAAACGCACTTGAAGCTTCATCTCTAGTTGGAGGTGTAGGCGGTTCAACAGTACCAACAGAAGGTCAACGTCAACTTGCTTATCAAAATCACTTTAGTGATCCTGATATTGAGGACGTTAATCTAATTATTGCTGGTCCTGCTACAGTAGACAATAGTGGAAATACAACTCACGGCGTATTCATTACAGACCTCGTTGAGAAACGTAAGGATTGTGTTGGTTTCATTTCGCCAGATAAGAGTGATGTTGTAAACGTCACACGTTCTTATGTAGCAACAACCAACGTCAAAAATTACTTTGATCTACTTGGTAGTTCTTCATACACAGTATTTGACTCTGGTTACACAAAACAGTATGACAAATACAATGACGTTTATCGTTGGGTTCCATTAAATGGTCACATTGCTGGTGCTTGTGCTCGAACTGATTATCTTGAGGATCCTTGGTGGTCACCTGCTGGTATCACAAGAGGTCAGATTCGCGGTTCAGTTGCTCTAGCTCTAAACCCATCACAGACAGAAAGAGATACACTTTATCGTGCTCGAATCAATCCAGTAACAAACTTCCCAGGAGAAGGTACAATTCTCTTTGGTGATAAGACTGGTTTGGCTCGTAATAGTGCATTTAGTCGTATCAACGTCCGTCGTCTATTCCTCACAATTGAGGAGGCTATTAAAGTTGCCGCAAGAGCAGTGCTCTTTGAGTTCAACGATCAGTTTACTCGTGACAGCTTTAAAGCAATGGTTGATCCATATCTGCGTGATGTTCAATCTCGCCGTGGTATTATTGACTACCTCGTTGTTTGTGACGAAACAAATAACACAGGTCAGGTCATTGATAACAATGAGTTCCGTGCTGACTTCTACATTAAACCAGCAAGATCAATCAACTTCATCACACTAACCTTCATCGCAACACGAACTGGTGTTGACTTCGCTGAAGTAGTTGGTCGGGCAGGTTAAGGGGGTATTGAAAAATGGCTAATCTAAATACATTTGTTCAAAAACTCGCCGGTGGCGGTGCTCGTGCTAATCAATACGAAGTAAGTCTCACTGGTGGTCCTTTTGCTACAGAACTTTTCCAATTTCTTTGCCGGGGTGCTCAAATTCCTGCACAGACAGTTGGTGAAATTGCCGTTCCTTATCGTGGGCGACAAATCTATGTAGCAGGTGATCGCACATATGATGCTTGGACTGTAACAGTATTTGCTGATGCAGCATGGCAACTTCGTAGTCGTATGGAGCAGTGGTCAAATTTAATTAACGATATGGGCGCATTGACAGTAGGTAGCGCACAGCCAGCTTCATATTATGGAGAGGCTGTTGTACGTCAGTTGGGACGGGATGATTCCGTAACAAATGAATACACACTTTATCAGATTTGGCCTGTTACTGTTGATGCAATTGATCTAGCTTGGGATACCAATGATGCAATTGAAGAATTTGGTGTCACATGGCGATTCAATTACATGACATCTACCGGAGGCGGTGGTACGGCCTAATAATTTACCTAATCTATTTGTATAAATAGATATATGGCAGAATTATTTGGATATGAAATAAAAAGGAAGAAAGAGGCGACGAAGGCTCAGTCCTTCGTCGCACCTTCCGACGAAGAAGGTACACTAGACATTGCTGGTGGTGCTGGGTTTTTTAGCGAATATGTAAACCTAGACAAGGCTGCCAAAAATGATTGGGACCTAATTCGTAAGTATCGCACAACGGCAGAAGCTCCAGAGTGCGATCAAGCAATTGAAGATATTATTAATGAAGCAGTTACGGCAGATGAAACAGATTCTTCCGTAAAACTTGATCTCAGCCTGGTGCAATTATCAGCACCTATCAGAAAGAAAATTGTAGCAGAGTTTGATGAAGTTCTACGTTTGTTAGAATGGAAACATCGAGGTCACGACATCTTCCGTAGATGGTATATTGATGGACGTTTGTTCTATCATAAAATGGTCGATGAATCACAGTCACGAAAAGGCATCACAGAACTTCGTTATATTGATCCTAAATTTATTAAAAAAGTTCGTGTGGTCGAAAAAGATGGCGGACAAAATAAAACTGATAGTGCCGAGTTAGTAAAACGAGTTCAAGAATATTTCGTTTACAATCAGTCAGGTGTTTATCCTGCACTTTCAAGTTCCGGTATAGGTTCTTCAAAAACATCACCCGGATTAAAAGTTTCTCCAGACAGCGTTGCTTATTGCACTTCTGGAATTTTTAATCCTACTACAAAACAAGTTTACGGTCATTTACATAAAGCAATTAAACCCGTAAATCAACTTCGTATGATGGAAGATGCAACTGTCATCTATCGTATCAGCCGTGCACCAGAAAGACGTATTTTCTACATTGATGTAGGTAATTTACCAAAACCAAAAGCAGAAGCTTATCTTAAAGATGTAATGAGTCGTTATCGCAATAAAGTTGTATATGATGGTTCTACAGGTGAAGTTAAAGATGATCGCAATCAAATGTCAATGTTAGAAGATTTCTGGCTACCAAGACGAGAAGGTGGTCGTGGTACAGAAATTACAACTCTTCCTGGTGGTCAAAATCTTGGCGAAATGGAAGATGTAAAATATTTCCAAGAAAAACTTTATCGCTCGTTGAATATTCCTTTATCTCGTTTAATGCCAGATACAGGTTTCAACATGGGTCGTTCTTCAGAGATTACTCGTGATGAACTTAAATTTACAAAGTTTATTCAAAAACTACGAAAAAGATTTTCTATTCTTTTCCAAGACATTCTAAAAACACAATGTATTCTTAAAGGCATTATTACTCCAGAAGATTGGGACAGCATTAAAGAATCAATTATCTATGATTTTAATGATGACAATCATTTCTTTGAATTAAAAGATGCTGAACTTTTAGAAGCTCGTGTAAGTCAATTGAATACTGTTTCGGAATATGTCGGTACTTATTTCTCAGTCGAATGGGTAAGGAGACACATTCTTAAACAAACTCCAGAAGAAATGGAAGCTATTGACGATCAGATCGAAAAAGAAAAATTAACAGGAAAAATTGCGAATCAAGCAGGAACTGAAATGGGTGGTCCAAATGGTGGATTTGGTAGTGCTGGTAGTTCACAAGAACCAGAAGAACCAGACTATGAAGATGATGAAATGGACTACGAGGATGACGAAGAAGAAAAATAATTTCTAAAGTTCATTTATTTATAAATATTAGATAAACTATAAAGGAGAGTTATTATGGCAACAACAAAAGACATAGTTAGTGCTGTTGTTGATGGTGATTTGAATAAGGCCAATGATATGTTTGATGCAGTCATGGTCGCAAAAAGAGAAGATGCTTGGGCAAATGCAAAGTTAGACGTTGCCCGGACAGCATTTGCTTCTCCTGTAGAAGAACCTGAAACAGAGGAAGAATAATGAAATTAATTTCTGAACACGTTGATAATGTAGAGTATTTGATTGAAGAATCAAACTCTGGTAAAAAAAATTATCACATCAAAGGTGTGTTCATGCAGGCTGAAATGAAAAATCGCAATGGGCGTATGTATCCCAAGTCTGTTCTTGAAAACGAAGTAAATCGTTACAATCGTGAATATGTAAATGAAAAAAGAGCCTTTGGTGAATTGGGTCATCCAGATGGTCCAACCGTAAATCTAGAAAGGGTATCACATTTAATTACAAAATTGTATCCCGATGGCAATAACTTCATCGGTGAAGCAAAAATTATGGATACACCTTATGGAAAAATCGTAAAGAATCTTATTGATGAAGGTGCCAAGCTTGGTGTATCATCAAGAGGTATGGGTTCGCTAGAACCAAAAAGTGGTATGCAGGTAGTTAAAGATGATTTTTATCTTGCTACTGCGGCCGATATCGTTGCAGATCCTTCTGCTCCTAATGCTTTCGTAGAAGGTGTTATGGAAGGTAAAGAGTGGGTCTGGGACAATGGCATTATCAAAGAAATGGATATTGAGTCATATCGTAAAGAATTAGATCGGAAATACGCAAGAAAACAAGCTATGATTGAAAATCAAGTCAAAGTATTCGCAGATTTCTTGTCTAAAATCTAAATATGATAAATAACTAATATTACGAAACAAATAGGGAGTTATCCAACAATGACAGATATCAATAAAGAGCTAGAGCAGATCGCTGACGAGACATTCGTTGACGAAGTGCAACTAGACGAAGTAGCTGCAGATGCCCCCAAAAAAGGTGCTGCACCAGCTGAGAAAGGCGGTAAGCTAGAAGGCGAAGTGCAGGATATGGGCGCTGCTGTTGTGTCTCCCGACGCTAATACTGATCCAGGTAAAGAGGCCAGCAAGAAATCTTCTAAGGCATCTCCTCCTACAACAAAACCATCAAATGCTTCTGCAAAGATGGAAGAAGTAGAAGAAGATGAAGAAGTCGAAGTTGTTGCTGAAGAAATCGAAGAACTTGAAGAAGTAGAAGCTGAAGAGGAATCAATTGAGGATCGTGTCGCTGCAATGGATCTTTCCGATGACGTTAGTGCTTTGACTGAGGGCGAGGACCTTTCAGAGGAGTTTAAGAAGAAGGCCGCAACAATTTTTGAAGCTGCTATTCGTATGAAGCTCAAAGAAGAACTAACAAATCTAGAAGAAAAATACGCTGCAGAGCTCGTTACTCAAATTGAAGAAGCACAAGAAGAAATGGCTGAGAAAGTCGATGACTATCTCAACTATGTCGTAGAAGAATGGATGAAGAAGAATGAGGTTGCTGTTGAGCATAAGCTTAAATCAGAAATCACAGAGGACTTCATCAAAGGTCTCAAAGGTCTCTTTGAGGAACACAACATTTCAATTCCTGATGAGCAGTTTGATATGCTCGACGCAGCAGCCGAAAAAGTTGCAGAACTCGAAACCAAACTTAACGAAGAAATTGAAAAGAATGTTGAACTTTCCAAAGTCAATGATGAACTAAAACGTACCGACATTCTACTCGATGTTGCTTCTGATCTAGCAGATACAGAAGTAGAGAAATTTGCTGGTCTAACAGAAAGCGTTGTCTATGAGAACGAGGAAGATTTTCGTCAGAAAGTCACCACAATCAAAGAGTCATACTTTCCAAAGGCTAAAGCAACAACAAGTGATGATACGGCAGCGCCAGAAGTTGAAGGAAATGAAGTAGTAGTTTCCGACAAGATGGCTGTTTATATGTCCGCTATTTCACGACAACATCTCCGTGGAAAAGCGGAAGCATAATTTTACACACCAAAAAGGGAGAAATAAAAAATGTTTCAAACGGAACAACTACAGGAGAAGTGGCAGCCAGTACTAGGCCATCCTGATCTTCCCGAGATC